CCAACTGCTCGTGGCGAAGGTAAAGATAAAGGTCGCGCAGTTATTCGTGCAGTTGATAGAAATAGATTTAAGGCATTGAATGCAATCCGTGAAGCAGTTGATAAAGCATCTGCAAAAGCACAATCACGAGTTGATTCTATAATTAGTCAAAGAGAGGTGTAAATCGTGGCAATTGTCGAGCGCATAATCACCGTCTATAATGACAAAGGTTCAAAGAAGGCTGTCAAAGACCTTGCAGGTCTTGAGAAAAAATTTGCTAATGCAGGAAAAAAGATTGCAAAAGCAATGGGAGCCGCAGCGGTAGCAACGGCTGCTTTAGCAGTTAAGCTCGGAGTTGATTCAGTCAAGGCAGCAATTGCAGACGAAAAATCACAAGCACTTCTTGCCAACTCTTTGCGCAACACCACAGGCGCAACAGATTCAGCCATTGCAGCAACGGAAGCCTGGATAGATCAGACTCAGAGAGCCTACGGAGTCGTTGATGACGAATTGCGTCCGGCTCTAGCAAAACTAGCGGCAATGACCGGCTCAGTTACAAGTGCGCAAAAACTTCTAGGTTTAGCCATTGATGTTTCAGCCGGTGGCGGTGTTGATTTAGGTGCGGCAACAAATGCCGTCACAAAGGCCCTGCAAGGAAATTACAAAGCCCTCAAAAATCTAGGCGTTCCAATTACGGATGCGATGGTCAAATCAAAAGACCTCAATGCCGTGTTGCAACTGACTGCAAAGACATTCGCAGGAGCAGCATCAGCCAGGGCAAACACCTTTGAATTTAGAATGAAACGCCTGGGCATTGCATTTGATGAAGCTAAAGAATCACTTGGCAAAGCACTTATGCCTGCACTTGAACAATTATTTGCAATCCTGATCACAAAAGTCATTCCTGCAATACAGACATTCTTGGCAGAGAACGGCGACAAACTTGTCGGTGTTATGACAGGCGCACTCAAAGCGGTGGTAGGTTTTGGATATGCAGTATTCAAAGTCTTTCAATTTGTAGCAAAGCACAAAACTATCTTTGTGACACTTGGCGCAATCTTCGCGGCGACATTTGTAGCAGCCAAAGTCATTGCATTTGTAACTGCAATCACAAACCTAGTAAAAGCCTACAAAGCGATCAGAACTGCTGCACTTGGAGCGGCAGCGGCACAGGCAGCAGCCACAGGCGGAGTTTCGGTAGCAGCAGCCGTTGCCGGCGTTGCAGCATTCGCAGCCACACTTGGCGGTCTTTACCTTGTCGTGAATCAGGCAAACAATGCTATGGACGCGATGGAAGGAACAGGCGAAGAGGTTGAGTTCACATTTGATGGATTAAACGGAACGACTGAAGATTTTCTTGCAAGTCTCAAAGGTCTGAATGTTGATCTTGGAAAAACAACAACGAAGACAAAAGAACAAATCGCAGCAGATTTGAAACTTATTGCAACAAAGAAACTGCTTCTTGCTTTGGCAAAATTTGGGGTTAAACCAATCTCAGAGACAGACCCAACCCAACTTGAAGCAGCACGCTTGAATCTCATCAAACAATCAAACCTTGCAGAAGCAGCACGAATTCAAGCCATAATTGAAAACATTGCTCAACAGGTAAAGCTAAATGAAGCCGTTGCAAGATATAACGACTTGCTTGGTGTTGTTGCAGATCAAGTAATCTCGGCAGAAGAAGTAGCACTTTTAGCCAAAAAATGGGGCATAACCCAAGAAGCCGTTGTTGCCTACACAACCGCCATCTTTGCCACAAACGATGCGAAACTTTCTCCGGCTGAAATTGACCTACTTGCAAAGCAATGGGGAGTCACAAAGCAGCAAGCAGAGATTTATTTAGATTTCTTCAAAGCAATCAACGATGGCAAACTAGACCCAACTGAAGTCAACACTTTGATGACAAAGTGGGGATTGACTAATGCTCAAGTAATAGATTACGCAAAGAAAATCTCAGAAGGCGTGACCCCATCTGCTCTATGGCCAACACCGGGCAACCAGGCAGCGCAATCTTGGCGCGATGCACTTGCAGCCCTTAACGCCTACATCGCGGCAACCCAAGCGACAATTACTGCAACATTGCCGCCATCACTTGTTGTGCCAACGGATGTGACCGCAAAGAGCAAAGCTGAAATAGCAGCCCTGATCAAAGCACGAGAAGATTTACCAATTTCGGGGCCGAATGATCCACGCGTTCTATACGGTGGTGGAAGAGTTGCAAGCGATGGTTCTATTTCTTATTTTGACCCAGCAAGACTAGGTATGACATCTGGGGGGATTCCAAAACTTGCCACAGGCGGCATTGTTAACAGTCCAACAATCGCCATGATTGGTGAAGCCGGGCCAGAAGCAGTCGTGCCGCTAAACCGCATGGGATCAATGGGCGGAGCAAATGTTAATGTGGTCATCAACGGCAGCGTCACCACCGAAGGCGATCTCGTCAACGCAATCCGTAACGCCATCCTTCAAGGTCAAAATAATGGTCAGGCAATTACAAAGACGGCGATTCAACTCTAATGGCAGGCATTCCACAACTCGGAGCCACGATTGACTTCGTTAACGGCCCTGCGTTTATTTCAGCAGCCTTCACATTAGACGATGCAGTCAAAGGCGTTCTAGGAACAGGTCAATTGGCAGATGCAGATGACTCTGTGGACATTTCAAGCATTATCTTGCGAGCATCTGTTCGAAGAGGACGCAACCGCATTCTCAATAAATTTGAAGCAGGAACGGCAGTCGTTGAGATCAAGGATGACAATGGTGATTGGAACCCAGCTAACACAGCAGGGCCTTACTACGGAAAACTTGTTCCATTGCGCAAAATTAGAATCTTTGCAGATTATCAAGGCATTCGATACTACTTATTTTCAGGATTCATCACGAGCTACGATACCCAATTTGCAATTGGAGCCGATGAAGTTTCAAGGGTAGTCCTACAATGCGTTGATGGCTTCCGCCTTCTCAATAACGCAGCAATCACCACAGTTCCCGACACAGGAGCAGGTCAACTTAGCGGAACACGAATCACTAAATTGTTAGATGCCGTTGATTGGCCAACTTCGCAAAGAGACATCAACGCTGGCGATAGCACTATGCAGGCAGACCCAGGAACAGAGAGAACTGCCCTTGAAGCAATACAAACGGTGGAAACTAGTGAATTTGGCGGCTTCTTCATAGACGCAGAAGGAAATGCAACCTTTTATTCTAGAACTACAGTAGCTCAATATGCAGACTCAACACCTACTGTTTTCAGCGATAATGGAACAGGAATCTCATATGGGCAGATTGACCTTGCCTTTGATGACACCTTGATTGTCAATAATGTCTCAGTTCAACGGCTCAACGGAACGAATCAAACAGTCAGCGATCAGACATCAATTGACAATTATTTCATCCACTCAGGAGCAAGAACCGGAATCCTTGTTCAAACAGACCAAGAAGCGCTAGACCAAGCAACGATGATTCTAAAATCACGCAAAGACGCAGCCCTTCGAATTGACTCCATGACGCTCAACCTTGTTGACGATGGGCAGGTTGCTAGAAACATAGCAGGCGTTGCTCTAGAGATATTCAATCTAGTCACCGTCACAAAAACCATGCCAGGTTCCACATCGGTCACTAAAGAGTTATTTGTGCAAGGTATGCAGCATGACATAACAAGAACAACATTCACCACTAAGATACTAACTAGCGAACCAATCATCCAAGCGTTTATTCTTGACAGTACGGCGCAGGGAATTTTGGATGTCGCAGGCGTTCTAAGCTACTAAACAAGGAGAAATCATGGCAGGAGCAGGGTACAAGTTATTTGCAACAGGAGATGTGCTGACAGCAGCGCAAGTCAATACATACCTGATGCAACAGAGCGTGATGGTTTTCGCATCTTCAACGGCTCGCAATACAGCCCTGTCCGGAGTTCTTTCTGAAGGCATGGTCGCATATTTGACAGATACAAATGACCTGACAATCTATGATGGCGCAAGTTGGATTTCATTCGGTACAGGAGACATCACGGCAGTCACAGGCGGAACAGGAATAACAGTAACAAGCGGAACCGGGCCAATTCCAAGCATTGCAATCAGCACAAGCCCGACAATTGCAGGAACGATCAATGCAACCGGAGACATAAATCTATCGGCTACAAACGGCCCAGGCAGTATTGTGGACGAATTGACGCTTATACTAATGAACGCACTCTAAGAAAGGGAGTAGACAAATGGCAACAACTACCAAAGTGCTGGCAAGAACAGCAGCATCACTCACGACGACGACAGTTCTATACACAGTCCCGGCTTCAACAACTACTGTTGTAAGCAATATCGCAATCACAAACACAGCAGCAAGTGCCGGAACCTTTACGCTTGCACTTGGGCCATCAGCAGGCCAGGTCGCATTGCATACGACAACAACAATCGCTGCAAACTCAACGATTTATATTGATCTGAAACAAGTGCTGAATACAACTAACACGATCACAGGCGGAGCAAGCGCTACAACTATCAACTTTCATATTAGCGGAGTGGAGATTTCATAATGGGATCATCAGTCGTACCTGTAGCATCGAGCGCAGGAGTAACTCAAAAGGTTCAGGAATTCACAGCAACAGGAAGCTTCGTCGTGCCTTCCAACTGCACTACAGTCGAAGTCTTTCTTGTTGGCGGTGGCGGCGGATCAGGTGGAGTTGTCGGTTCAGCAATGGGAACTGGTTATGGTGGTGGAGCAGGCGGTGGAGCAGTTATTTCAAAAGCCATAACTGTTACTGCTGGCTCAACTTATACAGTAACTATTGGAGCAGCAGGCACAGCAGGTGCCAACGCTACAACTAATGGTGGATCGGGTGGAGATACCACATTTGGCGCGTTGGCTACTGCATCGGGTGGAGCAGGTGCACCAGCTTGTAACAATGCTACTACTGCTGGTCTTAATGGTGGATGCGGTTCTGGTGCAACTGCACAATCAAACATGGGAACAAATGCGCGTTCAGGTGCTGGTGGCGGTGCTGGTGGAAATGCTTTTGCACAAGTGGGCGCATATACAACAAATACAACTTCTTCATCTGCAACAGGTGGTGTGGGATCACAAGGTGGTCGCGGTGGAAATAATACATCTCCTTGGAATGAACCAATTGCTGGGATGGGTGTTTCAGGTTTTGGCGGTGGTGGCGGTGCTGGTGGATCATATGCAGGAAACAGCGGTGCTGGTGGCGGTGCTGGACGCTTTGGAACTGAAGGTGTAGGAACAGCAGGGACAACAAATACTGGTGGTGGAGCAGGCGGTAGTTACAGCACAACTGCGACTGTTTTTGCTGGTGCAGCAGGTGGTTCAGGTTATGCACGAGTTACTTATTGGAGTTAATCATGGAACAACATTACGCATTTATCAAAGATAACCGAGTTATGAATATTGCAGTTTTTGCTTCAGAAGATGAAAGTCTTGCCGATACAATTGCAAAAGAACAAGGCTATGACGATGCTGTTTGGGTAGGAGCAAATCCGCCTTCAAAGTATTCTTTCTATGATGGTAAAACATTTACAAACGCTGATCTTGATTATCTTTATGAAATCGGCGTGGCCAATGAGAACAGCGCTATGCAAGCCGAAAGGTTTATAGAAGAAGCAAAAGCAATTATTAATCCCAAATCAGTAATTTAATGGCCCATATCTATTTAAACTTCAGCAGAGTAAAGAATGTTCCCTGGACGGTGACTGTTACAAATGCAGATCGTACAGAACTGATTTCGCAAGACAATGCTTCAGAATTAGAAGTCAATGTTCCTTGCAAGACATTCGTGGGAAGATTTTATTATTTCGCTTGCGAAGGAGAAGTCGAATGGCAAGGAACGAAAGCAGTAATAAACCCTAGTTTGAAATAGGAGAGATCAATGGGAATCAGCACCCGGCAAGTCACAGTCACCACAGCAGCAACGGCGCTCGTTGACGCGACCCAAGAAGCAGAGATGGTCTATCTTCACAGCTCAAGCGGTACTTGCTTCTTAGGCAACAGCGATGTGACAACATCGACCGGATATCGCATGGATAACGGCGACAAACTGACAGTCGAAAACAAGGCAAACGGAATCTGGGCAATCACCAGCTCAGGAACCGTCACGATGCAAGTGATGGCAATCGGCAAATGACCGCGCAAGATTGGGCAGCGTTGGCAGTTGCACTCATCACCATTATCGGTGCCTTTGCCACAGCGGTTCGCTGGCTTGTTAAGCATTACCTCAATGAACTCAAACCAAATGGCGGTTCAAGTGTGAAAGATTCCATTGCACGATTGGAACGACAGGTTGAAGAGATTTATCGCATCCTGCTTACTCGCTCTGACTCTTAGCGGTTGTGGGTATCAAGGTTGGGTCAGATACCCATGCCAAGAGTTTGAAAATTGGGAAAAACCCGAATGCAACAAACCGCAATGCGAAATCACAGGAACCTGCACCTCTGACCTACTTCCGGAGATATTTGATGAAACGCCCTAGCCGTTACACACCTGAAGAATTACACGCTCGACTCGTTGTCAGCATCGGAATCATCTTGGCAATTGTCTTTGCAGGATCGGTATTTGCACTCCTTTGGGCATTAGTATTTGTGACCCAACCTATGAAACAAGCACCCAATGACGCAGCCTTTATTGACCTAGTTGCAACATTGACTGTCTTTCTCACAGGAACTTTGTCAGGGATAGTCTCTGCAAATGGACTCAAATCAAAAACAAAACAAGGGGAGAACAATGTCAGCTCAACTCAACAAGTTTCTTGATGCGGCACGAGCCGAAGAAGGCTTCATAGAAGGCCCTGCCGAGAATCAAACTCACTATCAAAAGGCAAACCAACCCTGGTGCGGTGCCTTCGTCAACTTTGTGGCAAAATCTGCCGGCGTAAAAATTCCCAACTGCACATTCACTCCGTCAGGGGCAGAGGCGTTTCAAGCAAAGGGCAAGTGGCAAGATGCCGAGGTTGCCACGCCCATGCCAGGTGACATCGTGTTCTTTGATTTCCCCTCAGATAATGTTGACCGGATTTCTCATGTGGGAATTGTGCTACAGGTGCGAGATGATGGAACTGTTGTGACTATTGAAGGCAACACGGCACCTGATAAAAAGGGCGATCAGCGCAACGGCGGTCAAGTATGCCGTAAGGTTCGCGCCTATAAGAAGAAAAATCGTGGCAAACTACAACCATCCTTGCCTGTGTTCATTGTTGGATTCGGCAAGCCTACCTTTAAGGAGTAATGATGTTTGACAAAGTAAAACTTGAAGCAATCGCAAAGACATATCTGCGAGCAGCAGCAGCAGCCGTTGTAGCTTTATATCTTGCAGACCCAAATCAACCTATTAAGAATTACCTTGTTGCAGGATTGGCAGCAGTTGCCGGACCTCTACTCAAGGCGCTTGATTCCAAGTCAACAGATTTTGGCAGAGGAAGCAAGTAAAAAATGAATCGGGGGGAAATCTTAGATGAGGCAAAACGCCTCACACATACTGATCGTCAAAAAAACTATGGATCGCCGTATGTAAATCACAAACGCATTGCCGGCCTGTGGAGCGTGTATCTTGAAACTGAGATAACACCTTCACAGGTCGCTTTGTGTTTATGCCTTGTCAAAATAGCTCGATTGATTGAGACACCTGACCATGAGGATTCATTCATAGATTTGGCAGCATATGCCGCGATTGCAGGGGAGATAAAATGACAATGGAAATGATCACACTTGTTCCAACTCGTGGACGACCACAAAATGCAGTTGAACTTCTTGCTGCTCACGATGACCTTTCATCTGCATCACGCTTGCTTTTCATCGTTGATTATGACGACCCAAAGGCAGATGATTATCTCTATGAATTAGGCGATGATTATATGATCACCTGCAACAATGATTCACGAGGCATGGCAAAGCCACTCAATTATGTGGCACACAAATACGATGACAAATACAAGTATTTTGCCTTCTTAGGCGATGACCACCGCCCACGCACCGCCGATTGGGATGCAAAACTCATTGAGGCGTTGCAACAGGCTCCGTCAGTTGCCTACGGCAATGATCTGCTTCAAGGCAAGCGTCTTCCAACGATGGTTGCAATGACATCAGATATTGTCAAAGCACTAGGCGGAATGGTGCCACCAAATATGAAGCACCTTTATCTTGACAACTTTTGGAAGAAATTGGGCGAAGATTTAGGTTCTCTGCATTACCTTGAAGATGTCATTGTTGAGCATATGCATCCTGTAGCTGGCAAAGCTGAGTGGGATGAGGGCTATGTTGCAGTCAATGCGCAGGAAGTTTATTCTGCCGATGCTCTTGCTTACAAAAACTACATTGAATCAGAAGCCTACGAGGTCTTGCTCAAGAAACTGCGCAAATGAAACAGGCAATTGCATTCTCACTTTATGGATCAGATTTGCGCTACTCGGTAGGGGCAATCAAAAACGCCATCATCGCTGAACAGATTTTGGATGATGAATACGAGTTGGTCTTTTTTGTAGGTCAATCGGTGCC